AAGATAAAACTTTACGATTCCTCACATTCCCGCTAACCAAGACCTATGGGAATTCAAATACGTCTTTTACCTACACTGGAGGGTGGTGTAGGAATAATGTCACCAGTTCGTTCCCCCGAACTCATATTTACTACCCTTTTAATTTAAATGACTGCTACAATTGCCTTACAAAGACAAACAACAAATCCCTGGCAACAATTCTGCCAATGGGTAACCTCAACTGACAACCGTTTATATGTTGGTTGGTTTGGTGTATTGATGGTGCCAACGTTGCTTGCTGCAACTGTTTGCTTCATCATCGCCTTCATCGGTGCTCCTCCTGTGGACATAGATGGTATTCGTGAACCTGTCGCTGGATCTTTACTCTATGGAAACAACATCATCTCAGGAGCAGTTGTCCCCTCCTCAAACGCAATCGGACTACATTTCTATCCAATTTGGGAAGCTGCTTCCCTTGATGAATGGCTCTACAATGGGGGTCCGTTCCAACTCGTCGTGTTCCACTTCCTCATTGGCATCTATGCTTACATGGGACGAGAATGGGAACTTAGCTATCGATTAGGTATGCGTCCTTGGATCTGTATTGCGTATTCAGCACCAGTTGCTGCTGCCTCTGCTGTATTCCTTGTGTATCCTTTTGGTCAAGGTTCTTTTAGTGATGCGATGCCTTTGGGTATCTCAGGCACCTTTAACTATATGCTTGTATTCCAGGCAGAACATAACATCCTTATGCACCCCTTCCATATGCTTGGAGTTGCTGGTGTCTTTGGAGGAAGTCTATTTTCTGCGATGCATGGCTCACTTGTAACCTCTTCATTGGTTCGTGAAACCACAGAAACCGAAAGTCAAAACTACGGATATAAGTTTGGTCAAGAAGAAGAGACCTATAATATTGTTGCTGCACACGGATACTTTGGAAGACTTATTTTCCAATATGCTTCGTTTAACAACTCACGTTCACTTCACTTCTTCCTTGCTGCCTGGCCTGTTGTAGGCATCTGGTTCACTGCTCTTGGTGTATCCACGATGGCCTTTAACCTCAATTGGGGTTCCGTTTAAGTAATTTAACGGCAAACATCGGATGAATTGCTGGAAACCCTCTAAACATAAGGGCAATCAGCAGCCAAGTCTTAGATACATCTAAGAAAGGTTCAGAGACTACCTGAGGGATACAGTTCCCTTAATAACAGGAATAAGCGTCCGACATCCTACGGGATGAAGATATAGTCCACTCCTTAAAGATTGTAAATTTAAGGATTCAGTGCAATGGTTTTAATTTTAACCAGTCCATCGTTGATAGTCAAAACCGAGTAATTCCTACTTGGGCAGACATTCTTAATCGTGCTGGGTTGGGTCTCGAAGTAATGCATGAACGGAACGCTAGATTTGTTGGTGTTCTTGCCTAGTAATAGGCATTAGTAAAATCGGGTTAAACGGGGAAACTCTCAAGTAGACAATCCCGTAGCAATCCAAGGAGGGTTTAAGTTCCTTGGCCGCTCTAACGACTAGGTGGTGAGTCCCAACAATAATCCACCCACGAATGCCCGACTCCTTAATAAACATAAGGATGAAGAGATAGTCTGAACTTACTGGCGACAGTAAGAAGTAAGAAATAAAGAGTTCTTACGATAACACATTTGCACAATTTCCCACTTGACCTTGCAGCAGCAGAAGCAACACCAGTTGCTCTTACTGCTCCTTCAATCGGTTAAGATTTAATACTAAGGAACTCTTCGGGGTTCCTTTTTTTTATAAATAGTTATGGAAAGTTATGAGCAACCTTATGGATTTGTATAACCTAGTAACAACTGAATGTAAAAGAAGAGGATTGAAACTAATACATCTTCCTGAAAAACTTGTGCGTAGGTCAACTGATATTATTGTTAGTTGCCCTTGCACTGGGCAAAGAAATATGAGCATAAGAAACTTCATCGTCACCTATGAAAAGGTGGGTGAAGCATTTTGCTGTAAAAGGAAATCAAAAGTTGGGAAAAATAATCCTGCATTTGGAAAACCAACTTGGAATGCTGGAACTGTTGGTGTATCAAAAAGTTATGGATTTTTTGGATTTAAGGAAGAATGGGCAGACAGGGAAGATTACCTTTACTTTATAGAAACAATCTACGGAACTTATAAGATTGGTAGGTCTTTTCATGGAATAAAATATAGGTTCACAGAAACTGTAAAGGAACTTGGTGAGTGGAAAGCATCTCATAAGGAAGTGTTTGATTGTGAACGATATGTCTTAGCCACATACAAACACCATCAAAATAAAATTGATGGTATAATAGGTGGGTCAGAACATTTCACAAAAGAACTGCCAATAGAAGAAATTATAGAATATGCAACTAAAAACTTACATCATACCTAAAAAAACACCATAATAAATAATGACAGATGCTTTCCTAAATGGAACTCTATAATTCTTCTTCGGACTACTTGTTTAATTTACAAGCAACAAGTTCATCAGATGCAAAGAGAATGTGGAGACAATCAATCAAAGATAAATGGAAACATAAATGTGCTTATTGTGAAAGCACAGAATATCTAACAATAGACCATATAGTTCCGCAATCAAAAGGTGGAAGTGACTTTATTACAAATGTATTATGTTGTTGTAGAAGGTGTAATAACTCTAAGTCTCATATTAATTGGGAAGAATGGTACTCATCACAAGATTTCTTTACAGAAGAAAGATATGATGTTATAATGAAATGGATGAAACCACAAACGAATTCTAATCTATATAAGTATAAACCAAGAATGAATACGTCAACTTAATGGAATCTGAAAGTTTTATGCCCTTATTATACGTAAGGGCATTTATTATCTCAAATCTAGCAATTATTATCCCTATTCTTTTTATCTTATGACTTTTACAGTTTATTCCAAAGATGGTTGTCCATATTGCAGTAAAATCGAACAGGTGCTACAATTAACAAACCTTGAGCATGTTGTTTACAAACTTGGTGAGCACTTTGATAGAGAGGCATTTTATTCAGAGTTTGGAGAAGGATCTACATTTCCTCAAGTCATTGTTGATGAAAATCACATTGGAGGATGTACCGATACAATTAAGTATCTAAAAGAACAAAAAATAGTTTGATGAGCAATGAAAAAAATAATCTAAATAAAGATGAACCCCAGATGAATCGGGGGTTCGAGTTGTTAATTAGAGATAGGAGGAGAAGATCATTAGCACCAAAAACTTTTCAACTGAAGTTTGGTAAAATGATTTCTCTTCTTCGAAGAGAGATACACATTCACTTTGACTTTCATTTCGATATTCAGAAAAAGTAACTCTTGGAGAAAAAAAAATGTTAGCAGTAGCACTCACAATCGGAACATTGGTTTCAATCTTGTTCTTTTTTGTAGGAGGAGTTGTCGGTTGGTTAGCAAGAGAAAATTCGTATCAAGTTCAACCAATTTATACTCATCCAGAGATGTTTGACGAAAATGGGAATATACTTCCCGATGAAATTTTAGCCGTGAGGTTCGAAAATAACCATGACACAGACGATGACGACGAAGACGAAGAAAACTGAGACTCTTCCACCAAATCCTTTTGTTTTTGAAGTTTTGGAACTTGTTTCAAAACAAAGAAGTAATGTTAAAAAGGTTGAAGTGCTCAAAACTTATGAGCACGATTCTCTTAAGTCTATTTTTATTTGGAACTTTGATGAAACTGTAATTTCACTTCTTCCAGAAGGTGAGGTACCATATAGTGATATTAAAGATCAGAATATTTACTCTGGTAACCTTTCTGATAACCTGGTTAAACAGGCAAATGGTGGAGAGGCAGCAATTACACAAGATCTTAGTGGTGAAGGTAAGACTTCATTGAGAAGAGAATATCAACATCTATATCATTTTGTAAAAGGTGGTAATACTACACTCTCCACAATTCGTAGAGAGTCAATGTTTATCAATATTCTCCGTGGATTACATCCAAGAGAAGCAGAAGTTCTTTGCCTTGTAAAAGATAAAAAACTTTTTGATAAGTATAAGATTACAAAAGAACTTGTGTCTGAAGCCTATCCAGATATTATTTGGGGTAACCGTTCGTGATGGGTCAAGGTATTGTGAACAAAAACACTATTAAGAAGGGCAAAATGGAATCAGATTCAAAACAATCCGAAATTCTACCTTCTCAGTATGGGTGTGATATATTACTCGAAAAAACAAAATTAGAAGATACAAAAGATAAAACTTTTC